GACCGACACCGTCCGCTGACCTGCCACGGCCTGCGCCATACATACGCGGTCGAGCAATATCTGACCTGCCGCAAGCAAGGGCTGGACGAGCACGCCGCCTGTCGGCAGGTATCCCGCCTGCTGGGACATGAGCGCGAGGATGTGACGCGCATCTATCTCGCGTCCCTGCGAGAAGGAGATGAGCGATATGTCTAAACACTTCTTGCTGGATGATATTGACTGTCCGGATTTGATGACCGTTTCTGACTTGCAGCACATACTCCATATTGGACGTAACACCGCATATCATTTACTTTCCAGCGGCCAAATTCAACATCTGCGCGTTGGTCGTTCGATTCGTATTCCCCGCTGCTACTTGCTTGCGTATTTACAAACCACTTGTTACAATAAGGATACCGTAACACAGCAAGCAGTCGGGAAAGGAGGCAAGGAGGCTAAATCAAATGACTGCTACGATTTATGAAAAATCCGGACACTATTATATTTTGGTGCAATGGAACGAGCATGGCAAACGCTTTCGCAAAAACTGCGCCACAGGTCTTGCTGCCACTGCCAAAAATGAACGAAAAGCAGAAAAACTCCGCCAGCAAACGCTGGCGGAGTGGGAGCAAAAAATCTGTCCAAACTACTCCGATATTTTGTTTTCCGACTATCTCCGGCTTTGGCTCGAAGAAATTGAACCTACGGTATCGCCTTCTACCTTTTATGAATACCGTCTTCAAGTCAACAACCGGATTTGTCCTTGGTTCGATGAGCGCTCCATCAAGCTGGTTGATTTGACTGCACAGGACATAGAAGCGTTTTACCGCAAAAAACTTTTTGAAGAACAGGTGAAAGCTGTAACAATCCATCGGTATCACAGCAATATTCATAAAGCGCTGCGGCGCGCTGTACAGACCGGACGGCTCCGGCAAAATCCTGCCGACAACGTTTTGATGCCGCAAAAGCAGAAATACATTGGCGCTTATTACACAGTCGAGGAACTTCGCTATCTACTCGAGCATGTACGCGGCGAATCCATCGAAGTCCCGGTCACATTAGCGGTTTGGTTGGGATTTCGTCGCGGTGAGGCAATCGGCCTGCGCTGGAGCGACGTTGACTTTGCACGCGGCACGATCTGTGTGCAGGGTTCTATCTCCACACGCTGCGGCCGCAAAACCAAAAGCGCTGATGCCATTTACTACAAAGCGCCGAAAACACCCTCCAGCTATCGTGTACTTGCTCTGCCGCGCGAACTAGCAACCTATTTGCACGATTTACACCGACGGCAGCAAAAGCAGCGGCTGTTGTTAGGCAGCGCCTACCATACGGAATGGAGTGATTATGTCTGCGTCGATTCGGTCGGGCAGCTGATCAAACCTGATTTGGTAACACGGAACTTTCCCCTGCTGCTTGAGCGCATCGGGCTTCGCCACATTCGTTTTCACGATTTGCGCCACTCCTGTGCGACTCTGCTGCTGGAAGAAGGCGCATCGCTCAAAGAAGTACAGGACTGGCTCGGGCACAAGAATTTTACCCTGACTGCCGACACCTATGCACATGTCACCGTACGCGCCCGATCGAAGCTGGCAGCCACCTTATCAAATGCGATCGTCCCAAAGCCGTCTCGCGCTTCCGGAGAGAAATGACAGAAAAATGACAGAAATCTCCCATTTCTTACCTGCACCATTTTCAGCAAAACCTACAAGAAGTTGAAAAAACCGACCTTTTCAAAAGAAAAGGTCGGTTTAGATTCTGGTGGGAGGTGGTGGATTCGAACCACCGAAGTCATAGACGACAGATTTACAGTGTGGGATAAGGCCGCAGGAAGTCTAAGAAAATAGGCGGTTGCGCCAAAAATGACCCAAAATTAAAATTTATTGAGCAATAACAATCGGGTTTTCCTGCATGTAACCTGTCTTACCATAAGCGCATTTTCCCCAACTAAATATGCTTTTTATTGCTTTATTTTGTTTCTTATACTACCCAAAAAGCAACAAGAATATCGCCAGATTACACACAGGCGGTTGAAACCTGATGTCAATGATCTAAACGATACTCTTGTGTTTCATATAAAGCTTTTTTAACCTAACTATTCTCAATGGTACTATGATTACACAAAAAAACATGCTGTTTCTCAACCAAAAAATATCTGGATGCTAAATTATAGAAGTAATTAAATAGTTCCAAAGTTTAAGTGAATAACATTATCCATTTTTTGATTCGTTTGATCAAAAAAGCCTTTCGGCAAAGAACAAATTTCTTCTACATCTTTTGGAGATAAACAAAACCTATCTACAAATGCATTTTTAGTGTAAATTCCTGCTTCAATCAATTTCCTTACAGCAATTCCAAGCATTTGCGGTATCTCAGCTGGAATTTCATCATCCAACGGTTCCACTTTTCTCATATGCTGCGCTGACATTTGCTTTCGCAAGTATAATACTTGGTTTTCTGTAAACAATCCTAAATCACTACATCTATATATGATAGCAGCAATAGAAACTTTCCATCGTTGTTTCAACGTGATCAAATGTCTAAGCGACACTGACATTACTTCGCGTCTAAAGCTTTCTTGTGGCAACAAAAAGCATGACGCAAACCGATCTGCCTGTTTTTCCACTGAATTAAAAAGTTCTTTGTTGGATAATAATTCTTCTTCTGAAATATCTTGGTGTAGAACCAAGTGCCCTAGTTCATGCGCTAGACTGAAGCGAGTTCTACATGTTGACCTTTTATCTCGCACAGAAAAAACAAACGGACGACCATCGATTCGCTGAGAGCAGGCATCTGCTTTTTCCTGTTCTGTATCAGCACCAGAAATTACAAATCCTTTGGTTTCTAATAAAAGAGTTAGATTAGGAATTGGTCCTAGTCCCAATCCCCAATCTTTTCTTAATTGCATAGCAATTTCTTCTATGCATTCATTTGTTATTCCTTTTTCAATCAAATTATCATAATTGGGAATGACTTCTTGTGGCATTGTTAGGTATTTATTGCACTCTTGGAAGACCATAAACGCCCACTTATTCCTTACCCTAATCATATCCCTATTTTTTGCATCGGCAGTCTTTCGACTACGAAAGAAGACAGTCCCTAACTTTTTATACTCATAGTCCTCCATTGTAAAAAAAGAAACCGGTAGATTTAAATATCGTGATAAATCAGCGATCGTTTGACTTTTGGGAGAAAGGTCTCCATTTTCGTATCGTGAAACAGCTTGTCTTGTTACCCCCAAAAGCTTGGCTAGCTCTTGAGCAGAATATCCGCGCGCCTGCCGAGCCTCACGTATTCTTGCTCCCAGCAAACTTACGTCCACATTCCCAAGGCCTATGCGTTTCATTTTTCTCACCTTAATTTAAGCATTTTTAATTGTAGCAATTGCAGTCTCCAACTCAATCTTAAGCGCCGCTTCGGCATCCTTAAGCGAGGAGTCTTCTATAATCAAACCATCATTATCACATGTTGTCAAGTCTAAAAACGCGTTCCATCCATTGCATTCCGCCGTCGGATAGCCAATGCCAATAAAATCCGGCTCCTGCCACAATTCATTTCGCATTGTACCGTGTGTTAAAATGAGATAATGATTTATAACATCATCATCATTTTCTTGAAACTCGTTAAAAATAATCTGATTATTTGATGCCAATGCATTACGATACTTAGCTTCTCTCGGATACGCATACTTGCTATGAACTTGGCTAATCGTCATGACACAGTCTTGTGAAAGTATCTCGACATGCTGATAATTATGTGCACGATTGGGAGCCAATCGATAACTAAGGCCACAATTTGTGGTCTCAATTAACCTTTTAAGCTGAAACTCAACAGCAATATTTCTGAAATATCCCAGAAATTCACGTCCGACTGTCCAGTTGAGTATCTCATTCCCGTCAACCAACTGATCAGCGCAAGAATATGCCAGATTGATACCTGCGCTCATCTGTCTCATCACATCCATCGGGAACGCATTGGTGATTATTTTTTCATGGTTCACAATCTGAAGCATCAAGTAGTCCTCCGGTTAAAATAATTTGATGTAACCATATTACCATTTTTAATTGAATTTGTAAACCTATTCTACCAAATTATTTTTATTTAGAAATATAAAGGGGTCGCTTTACATAATATAAGCGCCGAAACTAACTACAAAGCCATCGAAAACAACGCCAAACGCCAAAAAGCCCGAAGCACAACGCCCCGGGCTTTCCCGTGTCCAAATTGAACACCACTATTCCATTGCCTTTGCCAGCTTGGTCACCAACTCATCGCCGTATTCATACCTGCGCAGATAGTTAATCGTCTTTTCCTCCAAACCGCACTTCTCCTGCAGCGTGTCGATCGCGTCCTGCACTGCTTCATCACCGTCCGGCACGAACGTGCGGCACTGCGGCGCGGTGATCGCGGGCAGCTGGCGTGCGGCGTCGAACACCACCGAATATCCCGCCTGTGAAAGCGACCGCAGCTTGACAAAGTTGTTGCCGCCCTTTTCAATGCACTCGCAGGCATATTCCTTGCCGTCAACCAAAACGTTTTTCGTCTCGATCACTTCGTCGTCCTCCTTCTCTTCGTTCATGTAGTTCTGCGCCTCCGACCACGGGAAGTTCTTGCCCGGGCAGTCGGTACTGTTGACATCTTTGTGTCGGAGCAGCGTCAACTTGCCGTACCGCCCCATGATATCCCGCAGCAGCGCCTTGAGGCTCGCCAACTGCGCCGCCGGCATGGTCTCGGTCATGTACGCGCCCTCGCAGCAGATGCCGATCGAGCGGTCGTTGTGGCCGACCGCATGCGCGCCGAGCGCCCACTCCGGGCGGCCTCGGTACACACTGCCGTCCTTGCGGATGTAATAGTGGTAGCCGATGCCCGTCCAGCCATTATCCAGATGCCAGTCGTTGATATCCCACACGGTCGCGCTAGACGCTTCCGCGTGGTGCAGGATGACCTCGTCGGTCTTACTGCGGCGCGTGAAATTGCCGTTTCGCGGCAGATTGCATTCGATGATTTTCATTCGTCCTTGTCCTCCTCCGTCTGTTCCGGCAGCACCTTGTCCCCTGCCGCATCGACCACGCTGTGCGCTGCGTTCAGTCCGCGCACGAAGATCTCCGGCACGTCGTAACCCAGCACCACCAGATTTTCCACGATGCTTGTCAGCTCATTGAGGATGTACACGCCCAGCGTAAACCAGCCGAGCAGCCGCAGGAAAGAAAGCGGCGCGCCGATCGTCTCACCAAAGTCCACCAGCACCTCGGACACGGCGAACGACAACGCGATCACAACCCAATAGCTGACCTTTTTGCAGATGCCGTTTGCCCCTTTGGCACTCGACAGCGTGTCCGTCCGCTTGGCCTTCAGCATACCATAGATGAAATCGACGACGTTGAGCGCCAGAAACAGCACGAACACCTGCCAGTGCGCGCCGAACGCCCAGCTGAGCACCGCGACCACCGCCGCACCGATGAGGTTTGCCTTGTCCGCAAACGCGGTGAATAACTGATCCATTGTAAGTTCTCCTTTCTATTTTGGCGCCCGGCATGGGCGCTTTTTTACGTCTTTCGGTCAACCCTGTTCAAAGCTTGCGCAGTCTGGTATGCTGGCGAAAAGGAGGTATTGCCATGAACCTGCAACCCGTTTCCGCCCTGTTTGCCGAGCTGTGCGCCATAACCGGCGCGGACAACGCCCTGCGCCGCCGGCTCTGGGTCTGTCTGGACAAATACGAGATCACGCCCCGCGCTGCCCACCTGTCTTTTTCCGCCAGCTGCCGCCAGTTTCTTGACGCTAAGCGCGTGGACGGCCTGTCCGCCCGCACGCTCAAAAACTACGCCGACGTGCTGCGCCTGTTCGGCGGGTACACCCGCCAGAAAGCGCCTGCCCGCGTCACGACCGCGGATATGCGCGGCTTTCTGTCCTATTTGCAGGCCGAGCGCGGCTTGCAGCCCAATAGCGCCGCTACCTATCTCAACAGCCTGCGGTCGTTCTTCTCGTGGCTGGTGCGCGAGGAGCAGATCCCGCGCAACCCCTGCGACAAGATCCGCTCGGCCAAGCCCGACCGTCTGCGCACCCGGCAGCCCCTGTGCGCGGACAGCGTCGAGCGTGCCCGGCAGGCCTGCACCTCGCTGCGCGAGCAGCTGCTGCTGGAGCTGCTGCTATCCACCGGCTGCCGCCTGTCCGAGCTGGCCCACCTGCCGCCGCAAGCGGTCAATCTACAGGCGCGGTCGCTGACCGTGATCGGCAAGGGCAACAAGACCCGCTTTGTCTACTTCTCCACGCGCGCCAAACTGCTGATCGTCGAATACCTGCAGCGCCACCCGCACGCAACCCGCCTGCTGCCCGGCCCGCGCCAGATCGAGAAAACCACGCGCGCGATCGGCTGCCGCGCTGGGCTGGAGCGCCGTCTGGTGCCCCACCAGCTGCGGCACACTTTCGCCACACACGCACTCGAAGCCGGCATGAACATCACGATCATCCAGCAGCTGCTCGGCCACACCAGTCTGGACACCACGCAGATCTACGCGCATGTGTCGCAGGCGGCCGTGCAGCGCGCCTACACGCAGATTATCGCTTAGTGGCACCCCATCGATAAACCAACTTCGCCAACCGATGCAGTGCGTTCTCGAGCCACACGGCCAGCGCCGACAGAAAAAACCACGCGACCGCAAACGGCAGGCACACCTGCCCCCAAAGATTGAGCGGCACGTCGGAATAGTCCCACACATTCCAGCCAAGCCACCGGTTGACGATCAGTCCGGTGATCAGCTCGAGCGCGGTCACAAGCGCCGCGCCCTCCAGCATTTGCAGCCAGAGCGGCGGGTGGTCCTGCCACTCGTCGAGCAAGCCGATCAGGACGAAACACACCCCGCCCAAGATCCCCATTGACCAGTGCGTGTGTCCGCGCCAAAGGATCTCGATACCCATGTACACCAGCCCGCCGATCACGGCGAGCACGCTATGCAGCAGCACCGACGCTGCCGTAGTCGATCTCGATTGCATCCAACTCCTCCTTGCTCTGCGCCATGTAGATGGCTTCCTTGACCGCCTCTTGATACCTAAGATATGGATAAACATACGCTGCAATAGCCAGCGACAATGCCGTAAAATCCTCAACGCTAAACGTGTAGCAGCGCTTTTTCTGCGTGTGCCACTCCAGCACGGCGGGCTGATTGGCCGATACGGCCAGCTGATACTGCATGTAGTTGAGTGCCATTTCATCCTGATCCTCTTTTGTGGTGCCATAGACGTTGCCGTCTGTCCACGTCAGAGGATGAGCGGCGAGCCAGTCCGCGAGGGCCTTTTTATTGGCCGCCTGCTTGGCTTCACGCAGCGTGTCCAGATCGACCACGGGCGCGGGGTGCTCAGCCTCCCATGCGGACAGCTCCTCGGCGGTTGCGCCCTCGACCCATGTTTCCGCGTCCTCATCCCAACAGGGACAAACAAAGCCGGGACTGCCCGCGTGAACTTTGATGATGGGCGGCAGCACGTCGAGCAGGCGTTCGCCCTCGGCGAGCTTGTAGCCCTGCACGGTTTCAGTGGTTTCACCGTCCTCGTCCTGCTCCAGCAGCACAAGAACAAAGGTTTTATATGCGCCGTCCGCACCGACGACGCAGCAGTGTTTGTAGTTCATTTCTTTTTCACTTCCTTTGGTTCGTCTTTGTCAAATAAGGTCATGCAAATAGGTAGTGTCACGCAGAGCCAAGTAGATAAATTAACATATGATCGTACTATGGTAGCTTCATTTCAGCCTCATATTACCGGCTTGCCCAAATCCGGATACGGAATAATAACGCTATATTCGTATGAGGATTTCACTAAACAGAATGGTGCACAAGAGGTGTTTTACACCGATGGGGAGCGTTATTGGCGTAAAGCTGTCAATGATTCGGTATCCCCGTGGTATCGAGTCGCTACCGGTACACCACCGCAGGAATATAATCTACCACTGGTAGATGGAATCTCAGGGACAGCAAAATACTCCAAAGACCAGTTTGGAATTGTCAGAGTTTATATGGCGGCGGTGAAGGATTCGGGAACAATCACAAACAATGAGATTTTAGGGACACTTCCGGAGGGTTTTCGTCCGAAAACAAGCTTTGCGGTAGTTGGCTATGGAAATAGCAATCCTAACTCTATATCGGATCGTCATCCCGTCAATATGTATATTTCATCCAATGGAGACATAACTGCATCTTTCCTTTCTGAAACCGATGCGATGAAGATCGCATCATTATATGGAACAACAGAATTTCTGTCCGAGAGTTAACCAATTGCCAAATATGGTTCAAACGATCCGACGATAAATGTTGCAACTGACGATCCAATTCCCCAATACACCTGTACCGCTCCGGATGGCTGTATTACCAGTCGGCACGCAAACCACGAGGAGCCAGAAACATAACCTGTTGCGTCCGTATCAATGGCTTTCATAGGCCGAAATCCTTCCGGGAGCGTCGCAATTGTTGCACCATTTTGTATAGCGTTAGTTACTGATACAGAGACTCGCACCGAAACTTCATTGAATTGGTTTTTATGATAAACGCTTGTTGCGTAATTAGTGATATCAGCCGCCAGCGGTAGTTCATATTCTTGTGGCGGTGTGGCGGTGGCAAGTTTTATCCAATCTCCAACCGACTGACCGAATGAAAAAAACGTGCGAAAAAAAGGTGCCCGTCCGTTATAGTCAAATACAATTTGTGTTCCCCACACGCCATTTTCCCACCCGGGAATCGTAATGCCAACACCTGACGAACCGCCATACGGATCATCTGGGCATGTGTTGTTAAACCCAAAAAGTGATGCTGTAATCTGCGTTGCAATCGCTATATTGTCCAATGGCGGACCTATATAAGAAACCTTATTTGACAAAGACGCCCTTACGTCCGCCAGCTCCGAGACGACGGTCGTCGCCGTCCAGTGCGCCGCGTTCCACGCCTCACCGCTCTCGATGGGTGTATTGCATTTATACAAGTTTCCGTCATTCGTGCAATAGTCTCCTATTACATATGTTCCGGACGGGTTATAAGCTACGGCCGCCGCAACGGCCAGCAAACTTAACATTGCTCTATCAACAGAATCGTCGATTTCCTGTGCGGTATGGTCGAACTCGGTCACCTCGGTAACCACGCCATTCACAACTATTTCAGTCTGATGTGCCACAAAGACACCTCCTCAGTAATAAATCAGCAGAATACCGTCCGCGCCGTCGCCGCCCTCGCCGCCTTGGCCGGGTGTACCGGATGCGCCGGGCGATGACTCACTGCTACTTTGGCCATGTGTGCCGCCGCCTTCACCGCCGCCACCGCCGCCGTGACCACCATAGCCGCCCTGTCCACGGATCGTCCCGTTGGGCGCCTTGACCGGTGTTGCACCAGCACCGCCGTCACCGCCATTTGCAAAGTAATTCGTTCCGGAAAAGCGGCCGTTTTTGCCGTTTTCACCATTTGCACCGACTGCCGGGCCACCGCCATAGCCACCATAAGCGTCATAGCTTCCGTGATCATCGCTTTCACCCCGCTCGCCGGGCACATAGGTGGCGCCGTTCCACACGACGTTCGTGCCTTCGCCGCTGGACGACTGCCCATGGCCGCCTGCAACGCCCTGTCCACCCGGAACGGCGTACGCCACGCCATTGAGCGCGTCGATGTAACCGTCCTCGCTCGGAAAACCGTCTGCGGATGAATAGCTGCCAAAGGTGGTCGCACCACCCTCTTGTGCCGCGGTGCTTTGGGTTGCACCAATGCCGCCCGTGCCGATCAAAACCGCAAACTGCTGTCCGGGCTGCGCTGCCAAGGTGACGACAAACACGCGTCCGCCTTCGCCCGCCTCACCGGGTTCGCCGCCTGCGGTCGCAGGGTTGATGTTGTCCCAGCTCGATGTGCCCGTCTCGCCCGGATTGCCCAGATAGCCGCCGTGCCCGCCGCCAATCAGCACCGCCCGGATCTTACCCTTACATGCAGCCGGCACCGTGACCGTCTGGCTGCTTGTGATAATCAGCACATGCTCATAGTAGTTGCCGCCCGACGTGGGTGTGTAATTCGCTGCAACCGTACAGGACGCTTTGAGGATACCAGAAACGACAATGTCCATGTCTCGGATATAGCCGTCCTCCGCGTCGCCGAATGGGTCTGTCAGCGCAACATGGTCGCCCGGCGCTTCGCTGTGCATAACAATGTCGCTTGAGATCAAGCGCGCATTCGCGTAATATCCCATCAGGCGATCCGCGACCAGCTCAGAGTTGAGCGAATTGACCAGATAAGCCTCTTTCGCACTCAGTACATTGGGCGTTCCACCAGTCTGTCGGCGGCTGACAATGCGCGTCGTGTGCGTGTAGGCGCTGCCGGTCAGCACGCAGGACGGAGACTGCCCCAATACTGCGTAGTTGACGCCGGATTCCAAAATCGTACCGTTTTCCGCGTGCAGGTCGTGGTACGGTGCGGAAAACGTCACCAGCGCGCCGAATACCGTCCTGCCGCCCGGCGTCGTGATCGTGTCCGCTGCCACTTCACCGTCATACAGGGTTTCGACGCTATCCGACGGCAGCACCAGATAGCTATGTTCGGTCACGTCCACGCCGGTCACGGGCGTGTCCAGATCCACGCTGCCGCCCTCATAGATGTCGTCGTCCGCGATTTGAGACGCAGCTGCCGCCGCGGGGTACACGATACGGATCTCCCCCGCCGTGTCCTTTTGCAGCACCGCGCCGATCGCGAACAGCACTGCGCGCAGGTTGTCACGCCGCACGCCGACCGGCAGCCAGCCAAACAACAGGGTCGCGGCCACATCGGACGCAATCGTATACGGCACGATGCCGCCGATGATGTCCGCGATCACCGCGCCCGCAGTCTCTCCGGCGTACAGGCCGCCGTAGTGGTCGCTATCGAGCAGCAGCCCGACACCGGACACGCAGCTGACCGTGTAAAACACGCTGCCGTCACGCACTGCATTCTTAAAGAAGAACTTGCCGAGCAGTGTGTCGCCGTGGTAGGCATAGACCGGCGCGCCGTAGGCATAGGCCGCAATGCTGTGCCTATCGCCTTTGGCGATCAGCAGCCCGCTGCCCGCAGTTACCAGCATGCCCTCCGCCGCAAGCAGACGGGTCTGCGCACTCTGATCGACGACGTTCGCTGTCAGCGTATCCACGCCCAGCTCATCCGCAACCAGACTGTCGCTGACATAAAGCTGCGCGTCGAGCAGTTTGTCGTTTTCGGTGGAAAACTCCCGTTTTCCGAATAACAGTCTGTTGTTCATACCGGCACCCTGTTCGGCTTTCGCGCCTGAAATGTGATCGTGAGTTCTTCCCAGTGGTTGTAATCCGGCTCGCACAGAATGAGGTCGTCCGAACCTTCCAAAATCTCCGCTTCAAACTGGTAGGTGGTCTGCCCATACGGGAACACCACTACATGGCTTGCCACCGGCTCGCACAGCACCTCATACAGGCTGTCGTATTCGTCCGGCGTGAGCAGTGATGCGTCAATCGTCAGCTCATAGGCAAAATAGGTGCCGGTGATGTCGCGAATGGTCTTGCCCGACTGCGCCGTGCCGCTGTTCTTGCCGTCCCGGATCGCAAAGCTGCGCCGCAGGCTGGAAACCAGCACGCCGTCATATGTTACCCCGTCGATTGAAAACATCAGGTCACCAGCCCCTTTCCGGAAATCATGGATTTGCCGCGCCGGCGGCTCTCCTCCTCCACCAGCGTGAAGATACCGCGCCCGTCCGGCACGACGCGCATCGTACTGGTCGTGTTGCGGTTGATGGTCTGCACAGTGTGCTGGGTGCGCACGCCAAAGCCGCCCGGCTGATCGGTCAGGCTGCGCATGCGTGCCGAGGTCTGCGCCATGGACGCCGCAAAAGCGTTTTTCAGCTTGGCCATCACCGCCGGATAGGCCTTGTCAAACCCGATGCCCACACCCTGCGCGAGCGGTGCACCGACCAAACTGGCCGTCTTGCGAGACGGGCTGTGGATTTCCGCTTCGTCCCGCATAGCGTCCATCGCGCCGGTGATCACGGTGCGTGCCGCCGAAAACAGCACGCCCGCCTGTGACAGCATGCCGTCCATCAGTCCCTGTATGCTTTGCACGCCGATGTCGGCCATTTCCTCCCGGACGCCCTCGAGTTCCTCCGGGATCTTGTCCACGAACTCGCGCCCCAGCGTGTCGATCTCGCTCTGGTAGAACTGCGCGGCCACCTGCTGCGCGGCCTGCTGCTTCTGTTCCCACAGCGCCATATACTCGGCATAGCGGTCGTCGGTCATCGCGAGCAGCTTGTCGGTATAGGCCAGCGCGTCGTCTACGTCCATCGACGTGATCTCGCCCAGCAGACTGTCCGAAATGCCGCGTGCCTTGAGCTGCTCAAGCGCGTCGCCGTACCGGGTGATCGCGTCGATGTCCGCTTCCAAGTCGCCCAGTTCGATCCACTCGCGCGAACCGTCCTTGACCGTCTGGAACAGGTCGCCGTAATCCGCGAGCTTGTCCGACATACTCTGTTGCGACTTCTGAATCTCGCCCAGCGCGTCCTCATACTGCTTTTTGAACTCGCTCAGCGTGTCCAGCTGCGCCTGCAGCTTTTCCTGCTCCGCGTCGCGCTGCGCTTGCAGCTGTTTTTCGTTCCAGTCCGCCTCGAGCTGCGCGATCTCGCTCTCGAGCTTCTGCCGCTCGGCTGTCTCCGCCTTGGCAAGCTCGGCATACTTCTCTTTGATCGTACGCTCGTGGTCAGCAAGCTCCTCTGCTGCACGACGGTCACGCTCCGCCTGTTCCATCGCGGCGATCTGTTCCTGCAAGTCCTGTTCTTCGGCAAGCAGCTTGTCGCTCAGCCAGTCGGCCACATCAAGCACCTGCTGCTCGCCCTTGGTCATACCCAGCGCCATACCGCGCATGATCATCAGACCGACTTGATCGCGGAACACGCGCGACGGCGAATGAATGCCCAAAGCGCTCTTGGCCTTGCTGATCGCGGACGAAACCACGCTGCCGATCGCGCTGACCACGCCGGAAGCGCCCGCCTTGATGCCGTTGACCAAACCCTGAATGATCTGCTTGCCGAGATTCAGCAGCTGGCTTGGAAGCGACTTGACGCCATTTACGATCGCCTTGGCGATGCCGGACATCGCGCTGCCCACCGAGCCGAGCAGCGATTTGATGCCGTTAATCAGGCCCTGTATCCCTTGCTTGCCGAGGTTCAGCAGCGTGGACGGCAGGTTGCGCAGTGCATTATTGATCGCACTCAGTACATTTCCGGCCGCGCCCTGCACCGTACCGACCATTGCCAAAATACCGTTTTTGAGCGCGGTAATGATTGTTTTGCCGAGATCGAGCCAGTTGAACGCCAGAAAGACCGACACGATCGCCTCTATGATCTGCGGGATATTGGCGACCAGCGTCGGGATCGCTTGTATGAGCCCCACTGCCAGCTGACCGATCAGGCTAAGCGCGGTCTGGGCCAGCTTGGGCGCGTTGTCGTTGATGATACCCGCGATGTTGGTGACGATCTCGGGCACACTTTCAATCAGCGCCGGCAGGCTCTGAATGATGCCGCTGCCGATTGCCTGCACAATGGCGAGCGCGCCGTCCACCAGCTGCCCGACGCCCGACCGCAGCCCACCGCTGATCTCGGTCAGCATGGACAGCGCCGCCGGAATCAGGGTCGGCAGATTCGCGGCGATCCCCGATGCAATATTCTGTAAAATCGCCAGCGCAGCAGATAGCAGCTGCGGCGCCGCCGTCAGCAGTGCCATGCCGATGGCCTGCACAATCTGCCCCGCCGCCGTCACGATCTGCGGCAGGTTGGTTTGCAGATAGCTTAAAAAGCCGGTGACCAGTGCCGTCGCAGAGGACAGCAGCAGCGGCAGGTTTTGCACCAGCGCGCCGCCGAACGCGGTCAGCATCGAGCCTGCCGCCTGCGCAAGGCCGGGCAGCACATCGCTCAGCAGCGCCGGGACCGCCTGCGCGATTTTGGGCGCAAGCGCGGCGATCAGATCGCCGATGCCGGAAAAAATCACCTGCAACCGTGGCAGGATATTATCCGCCGCAGTCTCGACACTCGCAACAAAGCCGTCCACCAGCCCGCCGAGGTCGGCATTATCATCTGCAATGCCGGTCAACAGGTTTTTCCACGCGCTGACCATCGCCGCGACGCTGCCCTCGATGGTGGTCGAAGCCTCAAGCGCGGTCGTGCCGGTGATGCCCATTTCGGTCTGCACCGCATGGATCGCGGTGATGATATCCGAGAACTTGCCCGGGTCAAGCGCCTGTCCGGTCAGCTTTTCCGCATCCTCGACCAGCCGCTCCAGCTCGGCCTTGGTGCCGCCGTAGCCCAGCTTGAGGTTGTCGAGCATCTCGTAGTTGCCGCGCGCAAGACTCTGGTAGGTCTCGACGATGCTCTCCATGCTCGTGCCCATCTTGTTGGCGTTGTCCGCCATATCGACGACCGCCTGATTGGCCAGCTGCGCGGCCGCCTGCGTATCCCCGCCGAGGTTTTGCAGCAACGACGCGGAAAACGCCGTGATGGACGACATGTATTCATTGGCGGAAAGGCCAGCGGTCTTGTAGGCGTTCGCCGCATACTGCTGCACCGCTGCGCTGCTCTCTTTGAACAGCGTGTCCACGCCGCCGACCAGCTGCTCATAACTCGCGTAGCTGTCGAGCGCTGCCTTGCCAAGCGCCACAACGCCCGCGGTCGCCGCGGCAGCCCCTGCCGCCAGTCCCTTGACCGCGCCGCTCGCTGCGCTTTTCAGCCCCTTGAGCGTTTTCTCAAATCCGCTGTCGTCGCCGTCAATCTGAATGATAACCGAACCGTCCGCTGCCAATGGTCGCACCTCCTTCGTGCGCAAACCATCGGCAGCTCAGGCTCTACTTGGTTTTTTCCTCGATTTTGATTTCAAATACTCTCTTGCAGTTCCGCCCCTTGCAGCGGATAAAAACGCCCCTGCATACCGCCTTTTCCGCGTATGTCAGGGGCATTTCATACCCGCAGTACGGGCATTTTACCTTGTGCGGCATGTTGTGCCTCCTCAAACCGACGCTGCACGCGCGCCTTCATGGCCGCGTCGCGCTCGGCCGCCGTCATTTTGCGCCGCTCGGGTTGACGCAGTGCGTACAGGCGGCGCATCTTGCGATAGTGCCGCCGCTGCTCCTTGGGCAGTTTGTCAAGGTCCGCCACACGATAATGCACCCGCTGCATGAACGGCGTCTCGGGCGGCAGACCGAACAGCAGCCGCCGGAACTTCCACCAGTGCAGGCTGTCGCGTTCGAGGTCGATGCCGTACGCCTGTTGGAACGATGCCAGCAGCGCGTCCGCGTCCTGCGTAAAATCATACCAGCGCGCCGAGCTACCGCTCGGCGTCTCGTCGTCCTGCCCGGCTTCATCCGTGTGCGCGTAGAACCAGATCATGCGGTCGGCCGCTGCCTCCACGTCCTGTGGCACGCCGTCCGGATAAAAAGCGCGCAATAGCCCGTCCACGTCCGGGGAATCGGTCAGCATCTCGGTCTCGATCGCAACACCGATCCGGAAATCCGGATCAATACGCACCCGCGCGCCGCCGACCTCGACCGTGTCCGGCAGCTGCTCAAACGGGTTCGGCCGCATCGGTCTGCGTGCGTGCCTTTTCCGATGCCGCATGGCGCGCCGCAGCACGGCGCTGCGCCCGTTCGGCCGCGCGTCTCTGCTCACGGTTGCCCGATGCGTTGGACGTGGACGGCACGGCAAAGGCCGTGCGCTGCTTTTGCAGTACATCCTGCGTAAACGCGCGGTATGCCTGCGAAAGGTCGCGGATGTTTACCTTGCCGCCGAACACCTTGCGCGACGTTCCCTCACCGATCACGGTGTCGAAAAAGTCCATGATGTTGTCCGCCTGCTCGCGCAGCACGGCGATGTAATCGCTGTCTGCGGCCCGCTGCGGGTCCAAGCCGCGCACCGCCGCCTCGATGCGGCGCACCTCGCTGTCGAACAATTCCATGTTGGACAGTTCAAAGGTGTCGTACTCAACTTCCTGCCCGTTGATGATGTAGGTTTCCATCGAAATCCCTCCGTTTTAAGTGCCGGAATCGTCGGCATAGGTGTATTCGGTCGGCGCGGAGTTATTGCACATGATGTCGATATCGACCTCGGCGGCCGCGCCTGCGTCGCCCGAACCGTCCGAATTGACGATGATCGCCGCCTGTCCCTGCTCGCCCTTGCCGGTCAGCATGGAGAAGTAGACATAGGGCTTGACGATGGTCTGCCCCTTGCCGAACTTGATCGCGTGGCCGCAGGCGAAATCCTGAAATTCGTCGCCTTCAAAGCGGTCGCCCGTGATGTTGAACGTGCGCTGCGTGGCGGTCTTATTGGTCGACTTGCCGGTGCGCAGATAGGTCTTGTCCTCGGTCTCCGGGTTGAGCTGCGCATCAACCGCGGTCACACCGGTCTGCACCACGACATAGTCCGCGATCTTGCCGGTGGACTCGGCCGCGATGTCCATGGCAAGGACAAAGTCGTCGGTATTGGTGATGCCGGCGTAGTCCGCATTGGGCGTGACGCCGCTCATCAGCTCGGAAAGCTTCATGTTCTCGTTCCCCTTTCGAAATAGGTCAGTTTGAGTTGGATCTGGTAGCGCGCCCGGCCGTCGTCCGAGACCTGAAACGGGTAGCCACTGGTCGTCACCTCGACCGCGCGCGCCATGCGGCCGTCCGCCAGCTGCGGCAGGTGCTTGGGCCTGCGGTTCTGCGCGCGCACCCAGTCGGAAAACGCCTCATACCATTCGAGGTTATCCGTGTTCTGAGCAATCTGGTCACCGTAGAACACGCGCGAGGCGAGCACGAAATCAAGCTGCCGAATCGAAGAGCCGTCCAGATAGCGTGTGACGACCTCCGGCCCCGGTACACTATCGACCGAATAGGTCTGCGCTTCCTCCGGCAGGTAATCCACGCCCATGCGCCCCTCGGCGAGCGGCGGATAGGTGCGCAGCCATGCGCGCACCGCTTCGATGTTGGTCATTTGGGTTTCCCTCCTACATAATTTGCGACTGATTGCGTCAAATCGTCCCGCCGGTCGGCCAGCATGCGTTTGTCCCACGCCGCCCCGCGCATTGGCGCGCCGTGGTAGGTCAAGGGCTTGCCGGTGTAGTGTTTGGGCGCGCGCCCGGCCATCACCTCACCGACATACTGGTAATGCGCGTAAGGATGGGAATAGGTGATCGTGCGGCCGTTGCCCGCGATCTGTTTGGTGTTTTTGAGCGTGCCCTGCTGCATTGGAACGTAGGGGTCGGACAGGCGCGCGACCTCGTTTGCGAGGAACACCCTCGCCCGATCGCTGTCCCCCAGTCCGCGTGCCCGCAGAATAGCAGCCGGACGGATATCAGTCTTAACCTTCATGCGCCGCTCACCGCCCAGTGCTGCAAACGGCCGCGCCGGTTGTCTCCGACCGCCGAGATCAAAAAGTACTCCCGCGCCGCGAAATCCGCGGGCGCGCGCGTGATCTGCGTCACCGTCCCGCGTACCAGATAGTCGCCCGTGCACGGCGTCACACCCGGCGGCATGCTGTCCGCCGGGATGCGCACCTTGTAGGTATTCTGAACGCGCGCGCCGTCCGCAGACGGGACGGTCACCGCCTTGCCATACCAGCTGGCGCCGGTGACCTGCGTGCAGGCATAGGTTTCGCCGTCATCCCCGCGCACCGCATGCACCAGCGTCACGGTCTCATTGCAAAGCAGCACGGCGGCCCTCCTCCCTGATACAGCAGGCCGGTCATGGCCAGATAGTGGGAAACCGCGCCGTACCGGCGCTGCTCGGGCGTTTTACCGCTGACGACATAGGTCTCGCTGTACCCGTCGTTCGTGGCGCTGGCGACCTCGCCGCCCTGCTCCTGCCCGAAATCCACCTCGGCCACCGCGCATACCGCCATCCGGCAGGCATCCCGCAGCGGCTCGGGCAGTCCGTCCGACGCCCGCCCAAAGGTGACCGCCTGCACATAGGCGGCAGCGTTGCGGCTGTACTGCGGCCACGCCTCTGCGGGGATCGGGCCACCGCCATATTCATCGGTATAGAACGCATAGTCCACTTTCAGCATGCGGCAGCCCTCCTTATTACGCCTCGGCCAGCTCGACCGCCACCGGCACTGCGGCGCCCGCCACGGTCACGGTCTGCGTCGCCGGGCGGTATCCGGTCTTGCTGATGCGCGCGCTGTAGCTGCCCGCGCGCAGGTTGAATACGGCAACGCCGCTCTCGTTGGTCTTCAGGCGCGCGCCGTCCACACTTACCGTCGCGTCCGCGACCGCCGTTTCCTCCGCATCCTTTACGGTGAAGGTCACGGCCTGCGTAGTCACGGGCGTTGCCGGCTCAAGATATGCAAACGGCACATAGGTGCGGTTCGGGTCGAGCCGCGTCGCCGGATTGGGCAGCGCCCAGCCCATGCGGAACGTGACGCGCAGCGCGATCATGTCCTGCTGAGCGAGGTTGTAGACGATGTCCTTGGTGCTCGGGTCCTGAATAACGCCCTGATCGAGGATCTTGACCGTGATATCCTGCCGGATCGAGTAGACCGCCTGCGACCAGTCGCCCACAATCAGCTGCGCGACCGAGGTGTCAAATGCGCCGTTCTGCGGGAAGTACATGGGCGCGCCGTCCAGCGCGTACTGCGTTGCGCCCTGCATGTCGGTCTTGAAAATGGGCAGACCATCCGTGGTCTTGATACCGCGCAGCTTGCCGCGCATCGCCATGGAGGCCGCTGCGCCGGTCACCATGCGGCCGCCCAGCTCTACCTTGGAGATCACACCGTTTTCGCCGAGCAGCGCGTCGTACAGGTCGCTGCCGGGCGCGACGTTGTTGCCCGCCTGCCGCGCCGCGGTGATGATATCCGCGCGCCAGCCCGCCGGGCGGTTGATGCCGAAGATCGCCGCCTGATCGACGCACACGCCGATCGCTTCCTGCACGCGCGGCGTGACCTCGCCCATGATGTCAAAAGACGCATCGTCCACGACTGCCTCCGGGATCGGCACGATGACCGCCAGCTCTTCGGCGGTCAGATAGACATTGTCCCACGCCTGCTGGCTCGTGCCCTTGAAGCCGTTGTCGCCGCTGACCCAGTAGGCCATCGGCAGCATATCGAGCACCGGCATGCGGGTCACCTTGCTGGTCATGTTGGGCAAGCGGCGCGCCAGCTGCATAAAGGCAGAGTTCTTGGGCGTGTCCTGCTGAATGGTGCTGACCAGCTGCTCCTGAATCAGCGCCTCCGCCTGCTGTCGGGAAATCATATTGGGCATTGTTTGTTACTCCTTTCCGAATGCGGCTCTGAGCGCCGCGTTTGCCTGTGCGTTTTTGTCTGCGCCGGGGTCGCCGCCACGCTCGTGGCTCAAGCCCGTGCTGGTCTGCGCCTGCTGGAACAGGAAAGCCGTGTCCTCGCCCTTTTTGAGCGCCTCGAGCTGCGTGTCCAGTCCGGTCAGTTCACCGCCCTCGCCTAGCGTCAGCTTGGACACGTCGATCAGGCCGGACAGTGCCTTGGGGTTGCGCGCGCCCGAAGCCGCCAGCCCCTTTTCCAGCGCGAAGTCGAACCGCTTGGCGCGCAGATCCTTTTCCGCATCCTCCGCCTTGCGTTTCCAGTCCGGGTCAAAGCCCTCGAGCTGGCGATTGGCCTCGCCCAGCTGGGTTTTCAGGCCGTCGCGTTCCACCTCGAGCGCGCCGATCGTGCGCATGTGCTTGCCGATGTCCGCGCTGTGCTTGTCGAGGATCTTGTCGACCGTCTCCTTTTCCAGCCCCAGCTCCTCCAAAAACTTTCTGTCCATTGGTTTCTCCTTTCTCCGCTTCGCTTTGGTCTCGAGGGTCGCGTCCCCTGCGGCGCCGTAGTTTTTCGACGTCGGCACGGTCAAAATGGTATAAAAAAGCGCCCTGCCCTGCGGCAAAGCGCGTTTTATCGTTTTTTGTTCCGGTCCTTTGCATGCTCTGCAAGGTCGCGCCGCACTGCTGCGGCCTGCTTTTTGCCAAAGCCCGCGATCTGCTCGCGGCCGCTCTGGCGCTTAAGGCCGGTTTGCAGCAGGAAATCACGCTGCCGCGCCTGCCACTGCGCGATCTTGGCGCTACTCTCGTAAGTATCCAGCCCCGCCGCCTGCATGGCGCTGTATTCCCGCTTCCATCGGCGGATCTGGCGCTCAATGTACCGCTGCTGCTGACTGGCCTCGTACTCGGTCAGCCTCTTGCCGTTGTAGCGGATCGTCTTGTCTTCCATCGCGGCAAGCTGCTTGCCGGTATAAGCACGCGGGCTGCCCTCGAAATACGGGAAAAACGAGTGCCGGCAGTTCCAGCCGCCCAGCCCCGCACCCGTGCCGTAGCCCGTCGCCTTGGCAAAGTCCGGGTATTTCTTCGACTGACCCGACCGGCTATACACCCGCCCCTGCCACGCCGCGTGTTCCGGCCGCGCGCCCGCGTGCGCCGTGACCTCGACAAGGTCGCTGCCCATCTGGTCGGCCAGCGTCCACTGGGCTTTGAGACAGGTCTGGTTGACGCCGGTCACCACCGCACGGCGCACCGCCGCTTCGACCGTGGCCGTCGCGCCTGACTCGTAGCGCACCGCGTCGAGGCCGTGCTCCGCCAACGCCTTGACCGCCCGGCGCACTGCGGTATCCGTGTCGAACGCGCCTGTGGAGATTTGCAGCCACGCGCGGTCAAGCGCATCGCCGAACTGACCTGCGCCCGCAGCCGCCGTTGTGCGTGTCAGGTTGCGGAACAGGCCGTCGGTCTGCCGCAGCCCCGCGTTGCACACGGTCTGCAACTCTGCGGAAGCGTCCAGCGTCGGCGGCGTGAGACCGGCTTCCAGATAGTACGCCCGGTCGCTGTCGAGCGCCTGCGTCGCGGCCTCAAGAAACAGCTGCCGCAGCTCGCCCTCGCGTTTGCCGGTCAACGCGGACAGGCGCGCATAGATGTATTCCGCGGACGCGCCCATCTGCTCGAGCCGCTTTTTCTGGTGCTCGGCCGACGGCACCCAGTAGTCGTATGCTTGCAGCCGGCGTGCCATGTCTGCGAGGATATCCGCCTCGGCCTGTGCGTACAGCTCGACCATGCGGTCGGGCATGCCGTCGAGATAGTCCGGCCGCAGCATTAGGCGCCGCCGAACAGGTTCAGCCCGTCGTCCGCCTGCACGGCGGCACGGGCGGTCTGCTCGTCCTCCCCGAAAAACTGCACACGGTATTCCCACTTCTGTCGCACGCCGTCGCGGATCTCTTGCAGAAAGCGCTGCTTTTCCGCGCCGACGTCCTCAATGATCGAGTCGTCGAAGTTGACCGCGATGTCCGCATCGGTCGGCAGTCCCTCAAGCGTCTCGACCGCCCGAACAACGCCGACCAACGCGTCGCGCAGCAGGATCTCATGCTTTTTCAGGTTCTGGTACAGGTCGGATTTCTCGCTGACGACCTCGGTCGCGGTCTTGACCTGCCCGTCCTGAAAGTTATAGCGGTCTTTGCCCAGCCCGCATTTGTAGGACAGCAGGTTGAGCGCGGTCTGCAAGCCCGCTTCATGTGCCTCGAAGCGCAGCGCCATGTTGTGCTCGGTGATCTTATTTTCCCCGTTCTGGGTCTCTGGTACGGCGAAAAACTCGGTGTCGTTGTCGTCGAACACCGGCCGCACGTCGCCCGCATCCTCCATCTCCATGCGCGCCATGGAGAGCGGCACGGTAATGCGCTTTTTGCCTAGCCGGAACTCATTAACATAGCTGTCAAGCACCAGATCGACCTCCTTGAGCTGGTCGATCGCGTTGGCATAAACCGAAATGCCCATCGGGTTGTCCAGATCGAGGTTGTTGACCAGATTGGGCTTGATGATCTGGAACAGCGGCACCTCGCTGTGCGTATCAAAAGTCGCCAGCACGCCCTTCGGCAGGTCGGTCTCGCCGCCCAGTGTGCCGCCGCTGACGGTGAACATGTGATTTTCGATCACATACCGGCCGCCCTCGTCCAGCCGGTGGATATTCAGATAGAGCAGCTGCCGCTTGGCCTCCGTACGGCGAGACGCGAACGCGCACTCGCGAATCGTGCCGTTCTGCCATGTCAGCGGATAGACCATGCTGCCGCGCACATAGTCGATGCGTGTCTTGCCCTGCTCGCGATACTCCACAAAGGCGCCCGTGCCGAGCGCGAACGCCTTTTCGACCAGCTGATTTGCGCGGGTGCGGAACCGGTTGTCCTCGAGCACGCGCCAGACCGCGGCGTTCACCTGCTCGTCCGCAATCACGATGTCCAGCTTTTCGTTCAGCGCAAGGTTCGCCCAGTCCTCGGCCACGCTTTTCGCCATGCCGAGCGTTGCCCGCTCGCGCGTGATGCGGCCGCGGCCGTTATACTGCCGGTAAGTATGGAACGCGGGCACCTTGCCGCGGTACCAGTCCAGCCAAACCGCGATCCGGCCGTACCAGTTCTCGTCGATGCAATCATATCCCTGCTTGCGCAGGTACGGTATCACGCCCTGCATGCCGTTTCCCTCCCCAAATACAAAATGTCGTCCTGTATGCGCTCGGTCGTGTACTCCGTGCTGTCCAGACTGTCGATGTCGGTCGTGCCGTCGTCCAAACGGATATCACGCACCGGCTCGTCCGGGTCGTACACCGCCTGCGCAAACGCTCGAATATGCGCGGTACAGTGCCGCAGCATGCGGAACCTGTCCTGCGCGATCAGACTGTTGTAGAACGCGATGCGGTCGTTGATCGGCCGCTTGAGCGCGTTTTTGATCTCGACGCCCAGCCGCGCCCGCACCGCCGCGACCGTCAGCCCCTCGATCAGCGTCTGCTCGGCGCTGTCACAGCGCGCCTCATACACGCGCCAGCGCGCCTTTGCCCGGCGCACGAAATCGACAAAGGCGGCCTCCACCTGTGCCGGGGAGAGCCGCCCTTGCTTTGTGTTGTTGTGATAATATTCGTCCAGCACCACGACCTGCCGGAAGCCGCGGGTAAAGCCGGTGAGCGTAAAGCTGTGCGCGGATTTACTGCCGCCGAAGTCCACGCCAATCACCGCGTATTGGATATCCTCGGGCGCCTCGTCCAGCAGAAAGCGCTCGGTCTCGTCCGCAAACTGCGGATAAACCAGACCGTCGGTCGCCGCCCACAAGCCCTCAATGAACCGCTTGTAGAACACGCCGGTGAACATACGCTCGTATTTCTCCCGCGTCGCCTGCGACAGCGTGAGGTTGTCCGCCATCGTGAAATGCAGGTGGCAGATATGTTTTTCGCGCGCCCGATCGATCAGCTCGGTCTTAATGAAATGCCCCGGGCTTTCCGGGTTGCAGTTGAGAAACACCTTGGCGCCGTCCACCGAGCAGCGGCCGAGCATCTGCTCGATGAAGTTGCGCGGAAAAAGCGCGGCTTCGTCCGCGAGCGCCCCGGCGGCCGTCAGACCTTGCAGCTTGTCCTGCGAGCTTTCGTTGTGCGCGTCGTACAGGTAGTAGGTGTTCGTGCCAATCTCGATGCGCTGCTCGCCGCTGCGCACATAGTGATACGGGATGCCCCATGCGGCAAGGATCTGCTGCATCGGGCCGATCACGTTCTTTTTCAGCGCGCCGACCGTCTTGCCCGCCAGAATAAAGTTCTGCCCGGAAAACCGTTCCATCGACCAGATGAGGAACGAACAGATGCAGGCGATCGTTTTGCCCGAACGGATCGAGCCATCCGCAAGCAGAATATCGCAGTCCCGGTACGGACTGCCCTCGCGCCACCAGTAGAGCAGCCGCTTTTGCTGCGCCGAAAACGGCTGAAAGGCAAAGGCGCTATGCGGTGCCGCCATGGTCCTGCTCCTGTGCAAACAGCGCGGCGACCTCGTCCGGAGGGGTGCGCAGCGCCCGGACAAAGGACACGATCGCGCCCGCCGCCGCGCCGCTACCGTCGTCGTCAAACAACCGGTACCGCTTGCCCAGCAGCTCGGCCGCTTTGAGACGGTCCTTGACCGCGGTGTTCTTGTCGGCCAGCTCCTGACAGCCGTCGCCGCACAGCAGCGGCACCTGCTCGGTCATTTCGCCGCGCAAGATCGCGGTCAGCGTTTCGAGCACCTCGGTCGCGTCCGCCGTGCGAGCCGATTTGATCTCCTGCAGGCGGCGGTCGATCTGCTTTTTGATTTCAGGTTTTTTAAGGTTTTCCGAGCCGATCGCGTGCGCAGTTTTGCGGCTGTAACCCGCCCGGATCGCCGCTTGGGTCTCGTTGAGGTCGATGAGATACTCATCGATGAAGCGGCTCTGCTTCTGGGTCAGCTTTGCGATGGCGCTCACCGTCCTTTCGAGCAAAAGAAAACCGCCTACGGAGTAGACGGTTAGTTCATATTTCCCTTAGTCTTTTTGATTCAATTTTTCCTTGAGGAACTCTATTTCATCATATATTGACATTTTTGATCCTAATGATAAAGAGTCATCTTCTAATTGTTTCTCAAGTTTGCGTATCTTTAACCTAATTATCGAATCATCATTCGGATATTGCTGCAACATATGATCTAGATAGTCGTTAATGGCATTATCTTTCTTGATTTTATCTATGTCAATTATGGGAAGCATTTGTACATTTAAGTCATCAGATTTTGTTTTTCCCTTCAGTGATGACGTATTAACGGAAATTCTCATTTGCTTTTGAGAAATCCTTTCAACTTGAGACTCTAAAGAATCCAATTTATCTGCGATATCTCGCAGCATAATTGCATTAAGATCTCCTGTTGCAAAACTCTTTTGTTCATATTTTGCCGCAGAAATAGATAATGCTGTCACAAGCGAATTATATTGAGGATTTTTTTCTGTCTCTTGAATGGCGTTTGCAATCTCATCTTGCGTATCCAACACACTTCTGTAAATTAAAGACGGGTCATAATCTATGCAAGATATCCCATTGATATCGAATATACGTTTCGTTCCCGCTTCCTGCACCAAAACAACCGGTTTATCATATGCCTGTCTGATTCCTAGTTCAAACAGCACATTGGGATTTCGTGTGCTCAGATCACAGATTGCCATGGGTGCGTTTATAAGGTTCTCAATAATCTTTGCTTGGATTAAACCACTGCTGACATCCTCGTCTACACGATGCGGCGTATATCCTGCCTTCTCAATTGCAGGTGCAAAAATATCTTTGTATACGCTTTCAAAATGTCCTTTATCATACCCATCAGGATCGCTAATCGGCATAATCACAAAACACTTTCCCTTTTCGTCAGCCACGCCGCCACCTCCATGCATTTTCCCCTATAATAACATATAAGGGAAATTTTTTCAACAAAAAGCACCCCTATCACGAGAGTACTTTCTGAAGAATCGGAGCAAACTGCAAATGACTATCATGGTTGCAGAGGTCGGATTTGAACCGACGACCTCGAGGTTATGGACCTCGCGAGCTGCCGCTGCTCTACTCTGCCATATCCCTGCCCCGCGATTGCAGGGCGGGTGCGAAAGAGAGGTATATGCAGATCTCGGTTTCACTCTGCATCTTCACAGTGCCATCATACCATAGCAAAACAGGAACTAACAGGGCCTATTGTCCAAGATCTCCTGCACCTGCTCCAACGCACGGACGTGTAAGCGGCGCACCCATCGCCACGAATACTGCATCTGCACAGCAACCTCCTCCCACGTCTTGTCGTTGACGTAATACTCGGTCAGCAGTGTCGCCAGTGTATTGTCCTCGACCTGCCCGATCACCTGCAGGATCTCCGCGCGTGTCTGTTCCAACTTCTCGATCTGCCGGTCGGCCGCGAGGCTTACCTCCGCGTAGGCCGCGAGTTTATCCCCCGGCTCCCCGCCGGAAACGCGCTCGCCCAGTCCTGCCGTGCTGGACACCGCGCGCGCATACGCCCGCTGCTTACTATCCTCCAGCGCACTGAGCCGCAGGCGCAACTTGCGCGCCCGCCCCAGCCATTCTTTTGCTGTCACTGCCATACCTCCATTTCAAATAGCGCACAATCTCAGGTGCATATTCAGTCAAGGGAAATCCCTCCTGTGCATGCCGTATCTCCGCTGCAATTGCATCTTTTTGGTTTTCGCCATAATTTATCTCCTTTTGCCGAACATCATCATTTTTTCATGCGCTGGATATCCCTATGGCTTTCGGGAAGGCTATGGATGAGGTGATCTTCATGTCCTATGTCAGTCCGAAAATCCGCTCGCAGTTTGAATCTCTGTCTGTCGAACTGAAAAATGAAATTTTATCGCGCAATGTGCACATGGAAAACCTGCATGACCTGATTTCTGTATTGGAAACGATTGTCTCCGAGGGCGAGCACGCTGAAAAGCGCAACTGACTAAATTTCCATGTATGCCGCTTTTGTTCCTCACACACGCTAAAGATGAGGTGATTTTTATGGCCAAAGCAGGTATGCGCCGCCCCGATCCAAAGGAGCCGCACGGTACAGAAAGCAATCACAAAACCCATTTCCCGAAAAACGAAGTGCCGACTGTTCCGCTCATTCAGGGTGAAGCCAAACACGGCAACGCGAAGGCACGCCCCATCGTCATGGACGGCACACGCTATCCGCACAAGGTTTTTCATGAACCGCAGGCCGACAGTACGGCCGTAGATCCAAAAGCGAGGTGATCTCAATGCCCAAGGACAGCCAACCGGATAACAAGAAAGCACGCATGGAAAAATGCAACGATCAAACACCGCTCACGCGTGAAAACCAGAACCAAAACCGAAATGCCAAAAAGCATTCCGTCCCACACAACGATGTGTGACTGCCGCCGCCCTTTACCGGGCGGCTTTTTTTGCGTCCTTACGCACTTCCATTCGTCTCAATCCCCTATCGTTCCGGCGCATCAAACGCCTTGTCCGCCTCCGCCACGATCCCCTGCACAATCGGCAAATCGCACCGGCGCAGCAGCTTCATCGCGGTCTGGCAGCGCAGCCATTCGGTTTCCTGTTTCCGGTACTGTGCGAAGTCCTGCTCGAGCCGGCGCTTGAGCGCCACACCCTCCTCGCGAGTGTAGCACCCGGCAAAGTGCAGCTCATAGAGCAGGCAGAGCGCCATGTAGATCATGCGCTCAGCAGGTGTCAGATCGTCCGGCGGAGATTCCCGACGGTACGCCCGCTGGTTCATCTCTTCGAATTCCATGTCACACTTCCTCCACGCGGATCCAGATGCCCGGGATCTCTGCCCAGAACTTTTCGATGATCTCCGAACACACTTGTGCATCATCCCGCCAGAACCCGACTTCGGTCATGCAGTCCTTGAGCAGCTTCTGCAGGTTGTCCGTGTCCGGCTTAGTGGTGCGGTATTCGCCGTCCTTGTGCCGACCCTTCGGAAACAGCCATTTGACCATCAGCCGCACACCGCCAATCATCGGCGCCTCCGGCGCATGCTGCGCCAGATGGGCGGTCAGCTTGCTGCGCGCCGCCTGTACGGCGGGTGGATCATAGAGCACCGGCTTGCCATGCACCACCCGCACCCGCTTCTCCTGATGCGTGCAGGTCGGCGGGCGCATCGGCATAAAAAACTGCATTTCCATTTTGGTGAACGCCGATAAGGAAGTATTAGAAACACACTAACTTGACGGCCGACAAACAGGGATTGCAAATTACAAGCGCTATATTATTTCGCAAGAAAAACAGCCGCACCAATTGATTTCATCAATAGTGCGGCTGTTTTT